ACGATACAACATCACTACAAGTATATCGTAATGGTCAAATACTTTTACCAAGTCAATATACAGTACCAACTAAAACAACGGTTGTCATCGGTGCAACGGCTTATAAATTAGGTGAAAATTATACGGTGATTTTACCTCGTGGCGGAGGTGGTGGTGGAAGTGGCGGAGGATCGGGAAGCCTTACAAGTATTTCAGGAGGTACAGGCATTACAGTATCACCTAATCCAATAACAACTACTGGCACAGTATCCGCAGACACAGCATTTTTATTTACTCAATCAGATACACTTAGTTTAAATTTAACATCAAGATTTGCGGCTAAGCAAAATAATATCACATTAACTACTGCTGGAACAAGCGGAGCTGCTACCTTATCCGGTGCAACTTTAAACATTCCACAATACACAGCAGGCAGTGGCACGGTTACAAGTGTGGCAACAGGGTATGGATTAACCGGAGGCACGATAGTAACAACGGGAACATTGCGCTTAGATAGTGCAACAGTATTTAATAGAATAAGAGATTCAATTGTAAATGTTAAAATTGGCAATGATACAATTAAAATATTAAAACAAGAATATTTAGCTTCAACAACAAATATTTTAACTTGGACAGTTACCGTTAAATTCCCTATTCAATTAAAAGCATATATTTTAGTGTTTAGGAATGGACAACTTTTAAATAATGACCAATATAGCATATCAGACACAAATAAAATTACTATTGTTTCCACATCCTTTAAATCAGGTGCTAACTACACCATTGCCACAGTAAGCGGCATCGGCTCTGTTTCCTCGGCTCAAGCTAATCCCATCTACCCAGAAGCAGGCATTGCCTTGTCTACTGGCACAACGTGGACAACATCTATTGTAAATAATTCAGCAAATTGGAATACAGCTTATACGGATAGGCTTAAATGGGATGGAGGTAGCACAGGCATTGTTGCAGCGACAGGGCGAACAAGTTTAGGAGGTACGACTATTGGACAGTCAATGTTCACCTTAACAAATCCTTCAGCTATTACCTTCCCACAGTTCAATGCTGATAACTCTGTTACTGCTTTATCAGCTGCTAATTTTCGCACTGCCATAGGAGGCGGTACGGTGACAAGTGTAACGGTTTCGGGAACAAGTGGCAATCCATTATCTATTACAAATACAACTACTACTCCGGTAATTGAATTGTTAAGCGCAACAACGGCAAGAAACGGTTATTTAACATCTACGGATTGGAATACATTTAACGGTAAGCAAAGCACAATAACACTTACTACAACAGGCACAAGCGGAGCTTCTACATTAGTAGGTTCTACTTTAAATATACCTCAATATACTGGAGGAAGTGGCACTGTAACGAGTGTAAGTGGCACAGGTGCAATATCAGTAGCCACAGGAACAACTACACCAGTTATTAGCGTAGCAGATGCTGCATTTGGAATAGCTGGAATTATAAGTTCAGGTGCACAACAATTTAGCGGAGATAAAACTTTTGAAGGTATAACACAATTTAACGGAAGAGCATTATTTAAAGATTATACCTATACTGCAACACGATTAGCAGGTTTATCTTCCACAGATAGATTTGCAACTGTTACAATTGGCACAGGATTATCTTTATCAAGTGGCACATTGTCTGCAACAGGTGGAAGCGGCACTGTAACTGAAGTAACAGGCACTTTACCAATTTCAGTTACAAATGGCACTACAACTCCTGCAATTACCATTGCCAATGCTTCAACAAGTGCGGCAGGTGTAGTTACTACTGGCACACAGTCATTTGTAGGCTCAAAAACATTTACAGGTTTAGTAGGATTCCAAAGGGCAATTCAAAGACCTTATGAATCAGTTACAGTAAGCAGTGCATCAATTACAACATCATCCACATGGGTAGTTGTAAATAATGCAGGCACTGTTACATTGACATTTCCATCTGCTTCTTCATCAACTGGCACTGAATTTCATATTAAAACAATTACAAATAATGCTGTTATATCAGCATCAAGTAATATTGCACCATTAGCAGGAGGTTCAGCAAGTACAGCTATTCTTTCTGCAACGGCTGGCAAATGGGCAACTCTTGTAAGTGATGGCACTAACTGGGTAATAATGCAAGCAAACTAAAAACATAAACATGAAAAAACTCCTTTCCCTCTTCCTCCTCCTTATTCCTTGCCTTACATGGGCACAGTACCCGAGCAATGGCAACCAAAAGATAACGCTTGGTGAACAAACGACTGCCGATGGTCTTATTTATAGAGGAGTGGCTTCAACTGATACAGTACGAAAGCCAAGTGTTGATACAATGGCTTATATGGTTCTTGATACCACGACAAATATAATGTGGCATTATAAAAAGGCTACAAGTAACGCATGGTTGCGTTTAAACCTTTTGCCGAGCGACACGGCTTCCATGCTTACCAATTACTATCGTTCAGGCAGAACGGGAATAATTCAAGCATCTGATGTTCCAACACTAAACCAAAATACAACAGGCAGCGCAGCAACTTTGACAACAAGTAGGACTTTTCAAACAAACCTTGCATCCACATCAACTGCCTCATTTAATGGTAGCGCAAATGTAACACCTGGAGTAACGGGCACTTTAGGGGGTGCAAATGGAGGCACTGGAATAGCAACTTTTGGAGCGGCTGGGAATATACCTTTTGCATCTTCAACAACTTTGTTAAATGTAAATAGTAAATTTAATTTAGATAATGTAAGTTTTGGATTTCCTGTTTTTAAAGTAGATGGCGTAATTAGAATGTTAAACGCTGGACAATTTCAATTTTTTAATTTAAATAATGATTATGCGTTTTCTTTTAGTGTAGCATCAAATTCAAGAGTTTGGTTGTTGCAAAATAACGCAGGTAGTGATGTTTTTATAGCAAGAGGACCAGAAAGAAGTTTAGGAATAAGATATAATTTTGCAGATAGTGCGCAAGTTACTGAAGCTTTATCGGTTAACGGAAATGCACGGATAACGGCAGTTGGCGCTGGTACATTTTCAAACAATTTAAATATAACAAGTGATGGCACTTTAACAACTGCAACATCTGATGAAAAATTTAAATATAATATAAGACCATTAAATTATGGCTTAGAAACATTATTGCAATTAAAGCCTGTAAACTTTCAATGGATAGAAGGTGAAGAAGAAGATTTAGGTTTTATTGCTCAAGATGTCGCTGAAATAATACCTGAAGCAGTTAACACAAATTGGAATAGTGATTTATTATTTAGATATGAATCTTTAATCCCCATTCTTACCAAAGCCATACAAGAGCAAAACCTTTTAATCAAAGCCCTTGAACAAAGAATTATTAACCTTGAAAATAAATAAAATGAGATACCTATTATTATTCCTTCCCTTGTTTTCCTTTGCCCAAGATGTTGTCAAAGACACCGTGTACATACAAAAGCAAGGCAACATTTATTACATCATTCAGCAAACAACTTTGTCAGATAGCACAGTTACAGGCTCAAAGCAAATATTAGGCGATTCTGCAACTGCCATTCAAAGCCTTGTTACCGATGCTGAAAGGCAAAGTAACACGATTGCCATTCATGCAAAGCCTATTATTACAAAGGCTAAGTCAGTGCAAAGGATAAATTATTACAATGATTTGCACATTCAAATAAGCGGCAAGCCTGTTTATTTTACAACGGCACAAAGAGACACGGCAAAGTTTATCGGAGATTGGAAATTAAATTGGAACGGTGAAATTATTGACGGCAAGATTGAGTTAAACAACAACAAGCGGCTTATCTTCAACCCAGACAATGGCAAGGTTTACACTATTTCAACCAACTTACTTTTATCTACATTTACTAATCAAGTTTCCTTTGCTTTTAATATGATTAAATACGACTTGTACAAGTACGCTGATGGCAAATTTGCAACGGTAGATGGTAATGTTAGGTTAATAAAACTTGAATAATGAAAGCAGTTATATTAAAACTATTACATCAAAGCTATGAATTTTTTGCCGTTGCATTGACTACTGGCTTCATTGCTTCGTTTTTCATCCCTATTCAAGGCTTCCTACTGTTTACGGTTGCCGTTGTTTTTGCGGATACTATAACGGGCATCAAGGCTGCAAGGAAGGAAGGTCAAAAGATAAGCAGCAAGGGATTGTATAGGACAACGGAAAAGATAGTCGTTTATTTT